TGACAGTGGCAATGTCATAGTAGATAAGCGAAATGCTATACACTATGAAAATATGAGCATCTCGCTAGCAGAATCGTTAGGCAACGGCGGCACTGGTTGGATTTATGAAATGAGTTTTGGCAACGGCGGCACTAGTGTTGACCCTACTGGCATTATTACATATCTAACACCGAACTCAACTGGAACCAATGCAAGTTTGTATAATCAAACATATACTAAGGTTGTTGATGACAGAAGTGTAAATAATATTGATCCGATTCGTAATAAGATTGAAACAAGGCATATAAGTGGTACAAACTATACTGATATACTAGTTAGTTGTTTATTAGACTACGGCGAACCAGCAGGACAAGATGCATTTGATAATGCAACTGACGAGTCTAGTTCGTTTATCTTTGACGAGTTAGGACTAAGGGCATTTTCTAGTACAGGTACAGGACGCCTGCTCACACACGTTATCTTCCATCCTGTACAAAAAAGCTTAAACAGACTGATTCAAGTTGATTATACTGTGAGAGTACAATCACTTAGCGGTTTTAACGAGGTGTAATAGATGCCATATACAATTCCATATTCAGATGAAGCAAACAACGGTACTATTACAGTAGTTGACAATACTATAGATCAAAGTACTTCAATAAAATTTCCTGGGAAAAATGTTACATCCTATGGTAACGCTATAGCTGAAAACTTTTTACATATATTAGAAAACTTTGCAAGTGCTACACAACCAGCTAGAGCTACAGAAGGCCAACTTTGGTACGATACTACTCCCGGTGACGAGCAATTAAAAGTATATGACGGTACTGTTTGGGTACCTGCAGGCGGTTTGAACAAATCACCGAGTGCGCCCGATGTTGCATTCTCTCAAACAGGCGACTTGTGGGTAGACACAGATAATCAACAGTTATATCTTAATTCAGGTTCCGGTTGGGTGTTAGTTGGACCTACATTTAGTGACGGTCTTGCTACTGGAACGAGTCCGCTTACAATTACAGGTATTGATAATCAAGATTATACAGTATTGCAAGTTGAAGTAGAAGCAAAACCTGTAGCAATTATTAGTGCAGATTCCTTTACACCAAAAGTAGTTATTCCAGGTTTTACAGTAATTAATCCTGGTGTAAATTTGTCAACAACGGACTTCTTAGGCAACGGAACTTCTCCTAAATTCTACGGTACAGCAGAAAAAGCAGAAAACTTAATTGTTAATAACACTCCTGTTGCTGCTGGAAACTTTTTAAGAAGCGATGTTTCGAGTACAACATTATTTCCAATTAACGTGCAAGCTAATACAGGTTTAATTATAGGCACAGATGCTGCATTAAATATAGGAGTTGACGGACAAGCTGGTATAATAAGACATCAAATTGAAGGATCAAACATTGACTTACAAGTAAAGTCAAATGGGTTAACTAAAACTGTATTACGTGTAGATTCTACACAGCGTATCGGAATTAATAATCTGTCACCAGACGAAGCATTAGATGTTGTAGGTAATATTCAAACAGATTCGGACTTGTTTGTAAACGGAACAACTCAAAGCTCAACTACAAACACCGGTAGTGTTATTATTAAAGGTGGCGTAGGTATTGCTAAAGATGTTAATATCGGCGGCGACACACAAGTATTAGGTGTTACAACACTAGGACCAACTATTCCGGACGGAAACAACACAAGAGATATTGGCTCTCCTACATCTAAATGGCGTAATGTTTATTCTACATCATTTGTAGGAAATTTAACAGGTAATGTCAATGGTACAGTATCTGGTATTGCTGGATCTGCAAACAAACTAACATCAGCAAGCTCGTTTAGAATTAGCGGAGACGTATCGTCAGACGCAGATGTTGTATTTGACGGCCAAACTGGCGGATCATTAAAGATCTTTAATACTACAATTTCGAATGAAATTGTCTCAGGTAAAGATGAAACTTTTGATTCCCAAATTGATGACGAATTACTAGTTAACAGAACAACCGGAAATACTGGACTTTATAAAATTTCAAGAAGAAACTTATTAAGTGCTGTTCCTGTTAATCCTCCAGGCGTTTTAATGCCATACGCAGGAACAGTTATCCCGCTAGGATGGTTGTTATGCGATGGTCAAGAAATTAGAATATCGGAATATGGCTCATTATACGAAACTATTGGATTTAATTTTGGTGCTCGTACTAGTGTTACGTCAGGCTTTTTTAAAGTTCCAGATTTAAGAGGAAGATTGCCATTAGGTGCAGATAATATGGGCGGTGATCCTGCCGGAACTGTTACAGCAGATTACGCAACGGGAGTTGGCCAAGTCGGCGGCTCAGAGTTTGAAGATATTGCAGTTGAAAACTTACCAGAACACAAGCACGATATGAGAGGCGATAGCGGCGATCAATATTATGCATTGCGTGATGTTAGCGGCACGCCTAATGATAACGAAGCTATTGTGTATGATGCTCCGAATGCAAGCGGCAACGGACAAGCCCTGCCAAACAGTGGCGGAATTTTAACAAGTGCAGAAAGCTTGGGGGTACCACTAAATATTATGAACCCTACATTAACAATAAACTATATTATCTGGACAGGTAGGACGTAATAATGAGTTATAAATTAAATAAAACTGACGGTGAACTTTTAGTAGAATTAGCAGATGGTATTATTGATACTACTACAACAGACATCACACTTGTTGGAAAAAATTATAAAGGGTTTGGTGAAAGTTTTAACGAAAACTTTATTAAGATGGTTGAAAATTTTGCTGGTACTGCAACGCCGGGACAACCTTTAGTTGGCCAATTATGGTATGATACCGGAGAAGCTAGATTAAAATTATATGACGGAAGTACATTTAGAACAGCAGGCGGCCCAATTGTGTCTAGTACGCAACCTCAAATGGTTGCCGGCGATATATGGATCGATAATGCTAACAATAAAATGTATTTCTTTGACGGTACTGATTTAGTTTTAGTAGGTCCGGAGTACGATGCAGGACAAGGACAAACAGGGTTTGAAGTTGCATCAGTAATTGATATATCTGCACGAGAACGTGTTGTTCTCAAGATTTGGATCGGCGGAACATTGTTTGGCGTTATTACAAAAGAAGAATTTAGGCTTGCTGCTGAAAATAAAATACCCGGCTATCCAGATGATGCAAGCGATATTGTTATACCTAAAAGGCAGTTATTTAGACAAGGATTTAATTTAGTTGACTCTAACTTCATCTATAGAGGCACTTCGCAAGAAGCATTATCTCTTATTGATCCAGACGGAACAGCATTTACGTCAGCAGACTTCTTGCCTACTGGTGCAAATGGAGAAACAACAGGTAGTATCCGAATTAAAAATAGTGCTGGCCTAAGTATTGGTATTGCCGACACTGAATATATGACTCTTAAAGTAGTAGGAACAACAACTACACTCGAAACACAACAAAGTGGCACAGATGTTGCAATTAGGACAAGATCAGGAAACTCATTTAGTGATGCTCTAAAAATTATTTCAGCAACAAATAAAATTGGATTATTTAATAGTAATCCGCAATATACTTTAGATATTAATGGTAACTTACATACAAGTGGCGACACTGTAATTGACGGAGACTTAACAGTTAACGGAAATGCAACATATGTTAATGTTTCTACAATTCAAGTTGAAGATAAAAATATTGAATTAGGTATAACAGATGGAAATATAGGTTCTGATGCAGATATTAACGATGGCGGAGTAATACTTAAATCATCAGACGGTGACAAAACTATACTATTTGATAATGCAACTGATAGCTTTGACTCTAATCTAAATTTAAATCTAACTATCGGAAACGAATATAAAATTAATGATGTGTCTGTAATAAGTTCTACAGAACTTGGCTCTGGAATTACAACAGCTATTGGATTGTCGCAGATCGGCACGCTTATAGACTTGCAAGTTGACAATGTTTTAATTGACGGAAATACTATATCAACTAGTATAACCGGACTAACAATAGATCCGTCAGGGCCAATAAGTGTATCTGACACACTTATTAAAGATGTTCTTAATCCGGTCGAAGCACAAGATGCTGCTACAAAAACTTATGTAGATGTACAGATAGATTCACAACCGGTAGTATTTGCATTAGACACTACAGGATTAACATTACCGTCGCCAGCAAATCCATATAACGATGTTATTGGAATTTTAACAACACTATTTCCTGCGACAGAAAAAGAAACAGGCACACGAGCAAGAGTCCATTGTACATCATATACAAATGTGCAAGTAACAGGCATTGACGTAGAAAGTGCTATGAGTAAAAGCTATTTGTCAGTGTTAACAGACGATTCGACAGCACAGTCTGTTGTGCAAGACGTTAACTTTAGTCCAGTTAATGCTAGTGCAAACCTAACACCGGCTAGACAAACAATGACATTTGAAGTAGTAGCTGGTGCTTGGAGTTGGGTCGGTACAGCGTAATATTTTGAATTACGATAAATATAACATATAACAGGGGTTAACAGCAAATGGCTTATACTATCGATAGATATAACAGACAAGTTTTAACAGTAGTCGAGGACGGCACGTTAGATCAGTCAACCGACATCAAGCTTGTTGGTAAAAACTATGCCGGATACGGCGAAATTCAAAACGAAAATTTTGTATATTTACTAGAAAACTTTTCAGGAACAACAGCACCACCAAAGGCAATTAGTGGACAGGTTTGGTTTGATTCTAGTGCAAGTAAGTTAAAATTTTATGATGGTACAAAGTGGCGTACAACGGGCGGCGCAGAAGTTCTTAGCAATGCACCATCAGGTCTTACAGAGGGAGATTTTTGGTGGGATACGAACAATGAACAACTATATGCATATAATGGATCGGATTTTGTACTAGTAGGCCCACAAGATGCAGGAGATGGCGTAACGCAGATGCAATCGCGTTCAGTACGTGACACTCTTGGTGATAATAAATCTGTTATTGTTTCGGTTATTAATGATACCATTGTGCATGTTATATCAAATGAAGAATTTACTATCGATAGTTCAGATGCTGAAAATAGAATTCCTGGTTTTGATGTTATCAAAAAAGGAATTACCCTTGTTAATACACTAGCATCAACTAATGGTACAACGTCAACAGATCACATACTTTGGGGCACAGTGTCAAATGCCAAAAAGCTAAATGGCCTTGATGCATCAGCATATGTTGTTTCAACCCCGGGTCAGCCTACTAGTTTTTCTAATTTAGTAGAATTTAGTGATACTGGATATGCGCTAGGTGATTCAAACGATTTACGTTGCTTTATTGAAAACGATAATGAAGCAGTTTTACAAAATACCGCTTCAAAAATTACCCTTAAAGCTTTAACATTAAATACACCTGATACAAATAGACCATCAGAAACACCAGGGTCTTTTTCAATTAAGTCTAATTCCTTTGAGCCAGGATTTAATGCAGACGGTGTAACAATATCAACAGTTGATTTAGGTGCAGATAGTGCTAGATTCAATAGAGTGTATGCTACTAATTTTATTGGAACAAGCGAAAAAGCTTCAGCTCTTATAGTAAACGGTCAGAATAGAGCAGGTGACACTGCTGTTACTGCAAATACTGTTGCAGTTAGAGATGCAAGCGGTGACATTCGTGCTAACTTATTCAGAGGAACAGCACTTACTGCAAAATATGCCGATCTTGCAGAAAAGTACACAACTCCCGGAGACTTGCCATTTGGTACAGTTGTTGCAGTATGCGAACATGAAGACCACGAGCTAGATGTTGCAAATCGAGGAATGACAGCAGTTGGTGTAGTTTCTACACAGCCTGCTCTTATAATGAATGAAGAATGTGACGGACAAGCAATAGCTCTTAAAGGCCGTGTACCAGTTCGTGTTGTAGGCGCTGTTAAAAAAGGACAATCAGTGTTTGTAGACGATAACGGTTGCGCAAGCACTGTATACTCCGGCGGTTGCAAAGTAGGTGTTGCACTTGAATCAAGTGACCAACAAGAAGAAAAATTAATTGAGTGCGTATTAAAGACATAAATAAATACGTATATAATGAGGACTTAAAAAATGGCAGTTAATCCAGGCGATTCGATTACAGCAGCCCAATATAATGGCTTACAAAGTAGAATAACGCAAGTATTAGGCAACGGATCTGGAAATTTTGGATATGGACAATCTGTAACTAGTAGTCAAATTACTGCGCCGTCATCACCAGGAGCAGGCGACGGCGATACTGTTACTGCAACGCAGCTAGACAATATTCGTTCAGATATGAATAAAGCTTGGGTACATCAAACTGGCGCTAATATTCCTATAAAAAATATTGCTGTTGGTGACGTAATTGGAGCAGATGTCACAGGTACAGATGTAACATACCAAGTAGGATCAGAAAATTACACAATTGATGGCACAGATAATACTGGCGGACTTAATGATTATCTAGCAAAAATGGATGAATTAGAAACTAATCGTTTTGATATCGATCCGGGCGAAGATACTATTGCTGATTTAATTACAGATACAAGAACTTCGACCTGGAACGGTATTATTAATTGTACGTTCCAAGCTACATTTACTAGTGCAGACGCTCGTAGACATTTTTTCAACAGCGGTGGAGAAATTAGATTTTCTTCAGCAGGATCAAACGGCTCAGGTACAAAGTCATCCGACTGGTCAACAATTATTTCTAATCCAGGACAACTACAATTTGGACATAACTACACAACTATTACTGGTTCGTCGTCTGGTGTTACACTAGGATCAATTGGTAATTACGATCTAACTACAACTTATCAACAAATTTTTGAAAAACAAGGATCTGCTGCGGTATATGCTGAAAACCGTTATAGAATAAGTGTTAGAGCAACCAATTCGTCTACAATACAGTTTTTAATAGAGTTTGAAGATAATGATGCAGGCGATCAACAATCAAATCCTCCAGGACCATTTGGCCCGGCACAAGACGAAGATGTTAACCTAGACATTACAGTTACACTAGCAACCAGACGTGCTTCTGGTTCAAACGTCAGTGTGTCAAATCCAGCAGTTACAGTTACAGAAAGCCTAGAATAATTCACTTGACAATTTTCTATTTTTAGTATATACTAATACTAAATGAATAGGAGTGTCTTATGGACGAAAGACTAGAAAAAGCGTTAGATTACTCTAACTATATGATCACACTGAATAATCAAAAGCGTGTGTTAAAAGAAAAATTCCGTGAACAAACAATATTCTATTACAATGGTGGACAATTTACTGTAACTAAAGATCTAATTATGTGGTGTGTGCGCATGTGCGATACCGGCAACGATCAAGATCAAGTCATTATCGATGACAACGAAACGCCGATACTAGTAAGAGATTCATCAATTTTTTTAGATGATATTCAAGATTTGTATTTTAAAGCAGTAAATGAGTATCATACAGAATATAAAAAACTAAGTTCTAATAGAAGCGTGGAGAAATTGGTAGAATATGAGTAAAGGTATTTTAGTTTTTGCTCGCAATAACGCACAAATAGACTATTGTAAGCAAGCATACTTTCTTGCATTGCGTGTTAGTAAGTATTTAAACTTACCTACTACTATTGTAACAGATAGTACAGCATTTTTGTTGTCAGAATATCCAGATGCTGAAGAAGTATTTGACAATATTATTAGTATTGTTTGGAAAGACGAAGACATTAAAGAAAATACTACGTTTAGTAAACATGAAGATCATAAGATTAGGACGTTTTATGATGGTACACTGATAGAAAAAAAGCTACAATTTAAGAATGAAACACGTACACTAGCATATGAGATAAGTCCATATCAAGAAACGTTAATATTAGACACAGATGTTGTTATTTGTAATGACACATTTAAGAATTGTTTTTCACAACCACATGACTTTTTGATATATAAAAATTCGTATGACTTAGCAGATATTAATAGGTCTAATGTGTTTGATCGAATTTCAGATACAAGTGTTGATTTTTACTGGGCAACGTGCGTATACTTTAAAAAGACAAAAGAGAATAAAATTTTCTTTGACTTACTACAACACATACAAGAAAATTGGACACACTACAATAATATCTTTCAAATAAACAGTCCTTATTATAGAAATGACTACAGCTTTAGCATTGCAATTCATATTATGAATGGTTATCAGAAAGGTGACTTTGCAAAACGTATGCCGGGCGCACTATATTTTACAACAGATAAAAGTATACTATGGAAAATGACAGACAGCGAGCTATTTTTACTGTTAGAAAAGGAAAAATATAAAGGAGAATATGTGCCGTTACGAATTAAAGATGCAAATGTACACGTTATGAATAAATTTAGTTTAAACAGGTGTATTGATGAGCAATAAAGGTTTCCTAATTTACGCATCTGGTGAAGAATATGTTAAACAAGCATACCTGTGTGCACTAAGCATTATTGCTAGTAACAATCAATACCCGATAAGTATTGTAACAGACACGCAGTTAATAGAAAAGTACAAAAAGGTTTTTGATAAAATTATCGAAACACCGTGGAATACATCAACAGACAGCAGGTTTCATACAGAAAATAGATGGAAACTGTATCACGCCACACCATACGAAGAAACTATTGTACTAGACAGTGATATACTTGTTCAAAAAGATTTAGAACCTTTTTGGAAATTAATGAAAAATTATGATTTGTATTATCCAACTCGCGTATTTACATATAGAAAAGACTTAGTAACTAATAATTATTATAGAAAAGCATTTGTAGCAAATAATTTACCAAATGTTTATAATACTTTACATTTCTTTAGAAAATGCGAAAAGAGTAAAGAATATTATGCATGGCTAGAAACTATTTCAAATAATTGGGAGTTATTTTACGGAAATTTTTGTAAAAATTATTATCCTAAACAGCCTAGTATGGATATAACCTGTGCAATTGCTGCTAAAATTATGGACATTGATACAGAAATTACAAATGCAAAGATGGACTTGCCTATGATTGTGCATATGAAACCTGCTGTACAAAATTGGGAAAATGCAATATCCAAATGGCAAGATAGAGTTGGAGTGTATGTTAACAATAATTTAAATTTAAAAATAGGAAATTATCTGCAAGATACTGTATTTCACTATACAGAAAACGATTTTGTTACAGATGATATAATAGGAAAGTATGAATCATGTCTAACGAGCTAGCATACATTATTTTTGATAAAGAAAACGGAAAAATTTCTAGTATAACTAATGAGTTACTAGAAAACGAAAACTTTATTCAAGTTCCGCTCGGCGATGTGTTACATCTTAAAAAAGGACAGGAATCTTTTGCAAATTATCATGTACAGTATAATCCTAAAACTAAAGAACTTGAATTACAGTCAAAACATGAATATGCTTTAGATGCAATTACAGTAAAAGATTTTATTTACGAAATTCCTGAAAATGACACTGAAGACGCTGATGTACAGATTGTACAAGATATTCCAAATACTTGTTGGAAAGTTATGTTAGGAAATTCACTTAAAGAAAATATTAAGAAAAAAGGAATTAATTTAAATGTAAATTTCTTGTTTAGTATTACTGATAAGGGCGATCCTAATGTATTATATAAAACTCTTTCTGTGCATGTTGGAAAAACACTTAGTGATAACTATTGTATAGTTCCGTTTGATATGCCTTTTGAATCTACATCAGATTCTATAAGCATATATACATCTAGAAGATTTGACACATATCAGTTCAAGAGGATTTTTGATGAGCAAGATTAAAATTGTTGACCAAGATATTATATTTTTGTCATATGACGAGCCTAATGCAGAAAAAAATTATGCAGATTTATGTAGTAAAATTCCGTGGGCAAAGCGTGTGCATGGAGTAGAAGGCAGCGATGCAGCACACAAAGCCTGTGCAGATCTAAGCGAAACAGAATATTTTATTACTGTTGATGCAGACAATATTATTGACCAAGAGTTCCTTAATCAAGAAGTTAATTATGAAGAACTGGGTCTTTCGCCCGAGCACGTATTCAGTTGGTGCGGAAAAATACACGTTAATGGGCTGATGTACGGTAATGGCGGATTAAAGATGTGGACACGTAAGTTTGTTCATAACATGAAAACTCATGAAGCAAGCGATGCAGGCGACGAACGAGGAAAAGTTGAATTCTGCTTTGACGACAAATATTATCAATTTAACGAAAACTTTAGCACTAGTTATACTAATGCATCACCTTGGCAATCTTGGAGAGCCGGATTTAGAGAAG